CTAAAGGTGAAAAAACAACTAAAGGTGAAAAAACAACTAAAGGTGAAAAAACAACTAAAGGTGAAAAAACAACTAAAGGTGAAAAAACAACTAAAGGTGAAAAAACAACTAAAGGTGAAAAAATTATAGAACAATTGGAAATGGAAACTAATGTAACGAAACCTGGATCTAAAAAAGTAATTGTAAAGGCTAAAACTTCTCCAAAAACTATTTCTAAACCCAGAATAGCACAAGTCATAAATTTGTTTGATAATTAATTTTTTTATTAAGATACAAAAAATTGATTAAAATAAATATAACAACTTAAAAACATAGATTTATTGGAACGTATACAAAAGTTTAAAATTAATAATGAAATTTTGTCCGAATTGTAATAATGCATTTATTATTGTCCGTCAAAATGAGGTTCCACAATCTGTTTTAGAGTCAATTGAAGAGAAAAATGTATTATCTGCATCTGATACCAGTTCATATACATCTGAATCAGAAAAATCGGAAGTTGCTAAACAAAAAAATGGTTCAACAAATACTGGTGTAATTGGATCAAACAAGGCATTTTATAAATGTACAAATTGTGGATATATTGAACCGATAGAACAGGGTGAGATGCTTATTAGTAGAATGGCTGTTGGTAGTCATAATATGGAGGAGGAATATATTAATCACGACATATACAAGGAAATGGTTAACGATTTAACACTACCACATACAAGAAATTATATTTGTCCGAATAAAACATGTAAATCACAGAATGAATACAAGTATAGAGATGCGGTAATGTTCAAACCTAATAGACAAAGTTATGCAATAAAATATGTATGTACTGCATGTAATACAGTATGGTAAAAATGAGTAAAAAAATTTGATTATTAAAATGGCTTTATTTAATCCAATTTATATAAAGAAAAAATACATTTTATTATATAGATATCATTTATGCCACCAAAAAAAGAGAAAAACGTCGCTCCGATCCTGGTCCCCAGGGGGGTAACTATTGTGTCTAAAAAGAATAAATCCGATAATTCTGATAAAACGGATAAATTAATAAAATTAACGGGATTGGAAACATCTATGAAAAGTGTTAAAACTAATAAACAAAAAGGAGGTAATTTTAATTTGGATGTAAGAAATAATTCTGAAGATGATACATTTTCTAATGATATTATTGAAGAATCTGATTTTGAATCTGCCCAAGAATCAGATGATGGCGATGTATCAGATGTCGAAGAACTGATAACTACAAAAAAAGCGGATGTTAATAATGAAGAAGATGTAGAGGAAAACGATGAAAATGAAAAAGAAGAATTATTAACAGAAGATGAAGAAGGACCTGAAGAAGAACCTATTTTAGAAGAAGAAGAAGATGAAGAAGATAAATTAGATAATGATATTGACTATGGTGATGAAGAAAATTTTGGAGAAAACGAAGGAGGTGAGGGAGGAGATGATTCATGTTTATACAAATTTAATAAAAAGAATTTTGATGATGATGATATCGAAGAAGAAGTAGAGTTACATTTTGAAGATGATGATATAGTTGCTGATGAAATTGTGACGAATCCAGAAGATAGAGAAGCGAAAGCAATATTAACAAAATACGAACGTGTAAGAATTTTAGGTGACAGAACAAAACAATTATCACTCGGAGCAAAACCCATGTTGATAGTAGGAGATGATATGCAACCGAAAGAAATAGCTAGATTGGAATTAGAGAAAGGAGTGATACCATTTATAATAGAAAAAACATTACCAAATGGCAGAAGAGAAAGGTGGAAAGTGAGTGAATTGGAAATAGTTAACTAAATTTATAAACATAAGAAACAAGATAAATGTTTTATAAAATTTGATTTATAAAAACCTAATAAATATATGCTATATTATCGTATATAATAATGTAGTACAACTATATTTAAAAATTAATATTAACAGTCATTGATTAAAATCTAAAACAACAATAATGAAGTTCCAGAAATTATTAAACCTTGAGATAGAAAAATCGATAACGACGGATCGGACACGATATTTTTTTAATTATAAAAAAGGGAAGAAAATCATTAACGAGTATAGACAAAATACATATGACGGAACTAAGTTTGGACTAATATTTATTATGTATATAAACGAAGAAATAAATAGAATAAGAGATTATTACCAAAAAAAATATAATGAATTATTGCAATCGACTATTAATGAAGAGAACCACGAAAGAATAAAAGACATGCAAAATAAATTTATTCAATTGAAAGATTATTTGTATTTAAATTTTGTTGCATTGGGGAAAATCACTAAAAAACATGATAAAAATATTACAAGTAACAAAATACGTGATTTTTATATGAGCGACAATAATAAAGATGAATATAATAATAAATATTATTTTAAAGTAATAATGAACACAAAAGAATTTGCGTTGATTATAAATGATAAATTACATAAGAACAAAGAGAAAAAAATATTAAACAATAATATTAAACAACAGAATAAAAATGAATTTTCGAGGAAAACGATTAAATATCTCTACGACCCTATTAATCATGATAAAATATTACAACACTTTTTATACCATTTGCCAATAAATAAATATAAAGATACCTTTATATTTGAACAACCAATAACATCAATATATTATGATAATGATACATTGAAACTTTATCACGATAGATTAGAACGTAAATATGGAGCTTATTTAATACGTTTGAGATGGTATGGAAATGACGTCCCGAAAACATTATACTATGAAAAAAAGATACATACAAATGAAGATATTGATAGTTCAAGTATAAAAATACGTACAGAAGTATTTAACGAAAGAAATGATTATTATGAACAAACAATTAATGTAATTAATACAATTAATGCAAACAATTTAAAATCTGAAAATACAGATACAAGTGACATAAAAAATGACATAAAGGTGGATGAAACACATACAGAAATTTCAAAAGATATGATTACTAATAATTTAATACCAAAAATTAGAGTTTTATATAACAGAACAGCATTAGAAGATCCATTAAAAGGAATTAGAGTAACAATTGATACGAATTTAAGATTTCAAACACAAGTGATAAACGACAACAAAATTAATATTAAAAACAACAATCCGATTGAAGTATTTGCGTACAATATACTCGAAGTGAAGGAAGAAATTGAAGAAGTAGGAATCAAAACCAGTAAAATAGTTGAAGAATTAATAAATAAAAAATTAATTATTGAGATGCCAAAATTTTCTAAATACATACATGGATGCCAACTATTTAATTCTACTCATATTAAACCATATTGGTATAATATGACAAATAACTTGAACATTAATACAGATAATTTAGCTGAAAAAATAATGGAAACGGATAAATTGAATAATGAAATAGCAATTCCATTATCAGACAGTTATAAACTATTACAAACAAATGAGAGTTTATTTGCAAAATGGACATCATTTACAGAAAAATTACTATTTGCATCATATGCATTAATAAGCGAAAAGAATAATAGAAATTTTTTCATTGGGACTATAATATTATTATTCTGTATTTTTATACATGGATACAACTATTATCAATATAAATCAGAAAGAATGTTAATCATTAAGAAACGGATAAAGGTTCTAGAAGAAAAATGGTACGGGAATATTACATTTGTGTTCATAAATATAATATTACTGTATGTATGTTATAATTATGCAATAAATTACTTATTGGTCATTTGAGTCGATTTCCCATCTTATCAGCTATTATGACTGGATTATTTTTAATAAGTTTTTTTATACCATCAGCCTTATGATCATATGTACAATTATGTGATTCTGGATGTCTATGTGATGAACAAAAACTACCTGTACACTTACATACAAAATTTAATAATCCAACTTTTTTATTACATTGGTGGCATTTATTTTTTGGTTTATCATCTGATTTATTAATATTATTGACATTGTTTGCATCTACTTTTGGGTTTGTTAATTTACTCAAGGGATCGGATAGTTTGATTGAACTAACTGCGTCGATTACATTAATAATTTCAGTAGATGTTGTTTTATCTGATTTTTCCTTAACAGATGATACAACTTTGTTATTTTCCACATTTGTACCACTCATTTTAAATTGTAGTGTTAATATTGTTTGTTTTCTGTCTATATATAACCATTATATATTATTTTTCTATAATATATATACTTTTCAGTTTTTTAGACCCAATAAAAAAAAAATAAAATACTAAAATTTAAAACATTAAAACAGATGAAAAAAATTGAAAACAAAATATCCAATAAAAAAACCTATTTAAATAGAAAAAATAATTAAAAGATAAATAGAATATAATATATAATGCCTCAAAATAATCGGCAAATAAATTTACTCAATAATACTGATATTAAAAATTTGCTTGATTTTTTAGAGTATCATGCTGTACACGGTGAAGGAGTCGAACATACACATACAGCATATGGTCCACCATACGGCAAATTTAATATTAAAGATGAAAATAACGATTTAGATAAATTCTTAATTTTGTATAAGAAAGCATTAATGGCGTATAAATATGCTGAAGTGGAACCGACTTTACACATAATTGAAAGACCAAAACGAGTTGGTCCTTTTGTTATAGATCTTGATTTCAGACAAAATGAAAAAGAAAGGCGTTATACAAAAGCACAAATAAATAATATTGTAAATAAATTTAATAATAAAATCAAGGAATATGTTAATGTATCAGACAAAACTAATGATATACAAGCGTTTGTATGTGAAAAAGATCATGCAACATATGATGAAAAACATAATAACTATAAGGATGGATTTCATATTATGTATCCTCATATTGTTATAGATGCTTCGTTGAGATATCTAATTCTTGAGGAAGTTCGAGATGAAGTTAAAACAGAGGGTATTCTAGATAAAATCGGTCTTAAAAATACGTATGAAGATATTTTTGATATAAGTGTTGTATATCGTAACGGATGGTTTATGTATGGATCAAAAAAAGACAAAGGTGGACAAATTTATAAATTAACTCAAATATATAACGGAAATGGGGTAGAAACGAATATAGATTTATATGATGCCGATGAATTGGTAGTATTATTGTGTTTAAGACAATATTTTCAAGATGACTGTCTACCATTGAATGATAAATACATGAATGATGAATTTAAAGCTATTTTAAATGATGAGTTTGATAAATTTCACGGCAAGAAAAATAAAAATAATAAAAATAATAAAGAAAATGATAAACCAGTCGATGTTGAAACTGATAAATTGAGAGCCGAATACAAGAAACAAATAAATAATAAGGTAAGACAGACATCGACTAAAAAAGATATAGAATTAGCAAAAAAATTAACTGATATTTTATCCGAAAATCGGGCAACAGATTATCATAAATGGCTGCATGTAGGTTGGACATTATATAATATCGATGAATCATTATTAGAAGATTATATAAAATTTTCAAAAAAATGTCCAGGAAAATATCATGATGGATGTTGTGAAAAGGTTTGGAATAATGCGCGTACAACAGATCAAGATGGGTTTACTATTGCATCATTATATTGGTGGGCAAAAGAAGATGATCCAAAAAAATATGGTGAGGTTTTACGTGAAAGTTTGAGTTCTTACGCAATCGAAGCCAAAAAGGGATCACATAATGCAATGGCAAAATATGTGTATGCAACATATAACCACATATATAAATGTGCATCAATTAAGAAAAATGTATGGTATGAATTTCAAGGTAATAAATGGGTCCAAATAGATAGCGCATATACATTAGCAAATAAATTATCTGACGAGGTCACAAGTGAATTTGCTATTCTTGCTTCTAGTTATTTAGCAAATGTTGGGAATCAGAAAGGACAAGATAGAGATGAATCAATGGCAACAGGAACAGATATACTTAAAATCGTCGACAAACTAAATAACCAAAGTTTTAAGAACACAATTATTGAGGCATGTGCACAAAGATTTTATGATCCAAAATTCGAAGAAAAACTTGATAATAATCCGTTTTTAGTCGGATTTGAGAACGGTGTATTCGATTTACTAAATGGATGTTTTAGAGAAGGAACACCTGATGATTTTATAACAATGTCAACAGGCTATGATTATAAAGATCATGATGAAAATGATTCGACAGTTAAAGAGATTGAAGCATTTTTCTGTAAATTAATGACGGAAGAAGATATGAGAACTTATGTATTAACTCTTTTATCAAGTTATTTTGATGGAAGATGTAAAGATCAGAATTTTATTTTGTGGACTGGATCTGGATGTCACAAAAAAGGTA